CACGGTAACACCATCTATCGCTGATCGCGCATTCCCCAAAATCCTTGGTCGTTTGCGTGCTGGTAACGTCCGTCAGTTTGGTGCAGCATCAACACCAGAAGGTTTCCGCTGGATGTGGAACACTTTCGGTAGTGAAGAAGCGAAGAATCGCGCTGACCGTAAACTAATCAAAATGCGAACGGCAGATAACCCACACCTGCCGCCAGATTTTATTGAACGCCTAAAAGCTAACTACGATCCAAGCCTGCTAAAAGCGTACCTTGACGGTGAGTTTGTTAACCTTAACACCGGCCAAGTTTATGACAGGTTCGATCGAGCGAAGCACGTCACCAGCGTTAAAGACGACGGCGAGCAGCCTTTACGTATTGGCATTGACTTCAATATCGCCAATATGAACGCAGTATTGGCAATCCGCCAATATAACAAGCTATTGTTTGTTGATGAGATCGCTAAGGCTCATGACACCGACGCACTCGCGCAAGAAATCCGCAGACGCTACCCACATCGCAAAATCTACGTTTATCCTGATGCTTCAGGAGCAGCACGATCAACAAACGCTACGCAAACCGACATCCAGATTCTCGAAAGCTATGGGATGTCAAACCAAAGCCCAAAGGCTAACCCTCCCATCCGTGATCGGGTGGCTGCTGTTCAAGCTTTGCTGGAAAACGGGAAGGGTGAAATCAGAATGCAAATCGACTCAAGTTGTAAACGACTGATCGAATGCTTAGAACTGCAGAGCTATAACGAGAAGGGTGAACCGGACAAGGAAGGTGGATACGATCATATGAATGATGCTGCTGGGTATTTGGTGTGGCGAGAGTTTAATCCGCTGCAGGCTGGCGCTGGGCGCGGCACCGGAATCAGGATCTATTAAACTAATGGTATTGATACGCGGGCTGCGTAATGTACTCCGGCTATAACTTCTACGATCGCCCGCAGGCTCAGCGTGCTGTCACCAAGGTCAATGACCCAAATACCGCTTGGTACGCTCAAGAACCACACTGGGTGCTCATTGAAGACCTAATCTCAGGCACCTACGGGATGCGTCGTAAGCATCGTCGTTACTTACCGCAAGAACCGCGAGAACTAGACGACAGCTACGATAACCGCCTAGCGCGATCTGTCTGTCCACCGTTCTATCAACGCCTTGAACGGATGCTGGCTGGAATGCTAACCCGTAAACCTGTACGCCTAAACGATGTCACCGATACCATCCGTGAGCAGCTGTTTGACGTTGACCTACAAGGCAACGACCTAAACACTTGGACTTACGAAACCGCTCGTAAGATGATCCGTTACGGTCACGTCGGCATTCTTGTCGATGCACCGTCAGATGGTGGTCGTCCATACTGGGTTAGCTATACACCACGAGAAATCCTTGGCTTCCGCACTGAAATCAAAGACGGTGCCACAAGGCTTAGCCAACTTCGTTTGCTTGAGTCTGTCATCATCCCATCAGACGACAGCGAATACGGTGAAGAGCAAGTAGAGCAAATCCGTGTCCTAAAACCCGGTGAATATCAGATTCATCGTCGTGATAAAAAAGGCGACTTCCGCATCATTGATGAAGGCACTACAAACCTGCAGGAAATCCCATTCGCTGTAGCCTTCTCCAATCGTTACAACACAATGGAATCCAGACCACCACTGGAAGACATTGCAGAACTCAATCTAAAGGCATACCAAGTCCAATCTGACCTAGATAATCAACTGCATATCAGTGCAGTGCCAATGCTGGCATTCTTCGGTTTCCCGTCATCGGCTGAAGAAGTATCCGCTGGTCCTGGTGAAGCCTTAGCCTTTCCTGCTGAAGGTCGTGCAGAATACATCGAACCTGATGGTAAATCATACGATGCACAATTCAAACGCTTGGAGCAGATAGCATCGCAGATCAATGAACTAGGCTTGTCTGCTGTTTTAGGTCAAAAGCTATCAGCCGAAACCGCTGAAGCCAAGCGTATCGACCGCAGTCAAGGCGATAGCACCATGATGGTAATTGCACAAAACATGCAAGATGCCATTGACAACTGCCTACAATTCCACGCACAATTTTTAGGTGAAGCTCAAGCCGGTAGCAGCTACATTAACCGTGACTTCCTTGGTACAAGATTAGAACCGCAGGAAATCCAAGCACTGCTACAGCTTTACACCGCAGGCACCATTACACAGGAAACGCTACTAACGCAACTTGCTGAAGGTGAAATCCTTGGTGATGACTTTGATATCGAAGAAGAACTAGAGGCTACGCAAAATGGTGGCCTAATTGAAATGCAGCAGCCTAACCCACAACCAGGAGCATGACATCCATGTTTAACTGGTCCTTCCTGATGCCTATGATCAGATGGGTGCTAAGGAGAGCTGTGAAACCAGACGAACGGCAGCGCATTCTGTTTGTAACAGAGCGTGAGTTGCCGCCTGAGATTTTTGCAATCCTTAGGTTGACTTGGTATCACGGCAACAAACCGCATCGTATTGATGAAGTAGTTCTAGAAGAAGAAGAAGGCATTCAAGATGGTTTTGCTGAAGTTATCATTGAAGCACTAAAAACTGGTGCTGATGTTTCTATCCTTACGGAATACAACGCTGAGAGCTTGGGTATCTATGCAAACCAATGACGTTACCACCAAACTTCCAAGCGATCTTTCGTAATGCGATTGACCTTAATCGGTACAGCAATAGCGTTGCTCGTCGTATCATTAACACCTATAACGACATCATCATTGATGCCGTCAATCAATTACAGACGATTGATGAATTATCTGCACCAGTAAAAGCTGCTAGACTGCGTGGCATTTTGGCACAGCTAAAAGAAAGCCTTGCGACATGGGCCGGTGATAGCACAGAGATTACAGCATTAGAGCTACAGGGTTTAGCAGAACTGCAATCTGAATTTGTTGAGGATCAGCTACGCAAGGCTTTACCTGCTGGCGCTAGAGATATCGTCCGCAGCGTTGAGATTAGTCCGCAGTTTGCACAATCAGTCGTTACCACTGATCCGACACAGATCAATGTGGTGGCATTGTCCGATGACTTGTTTGCTGCAGTACAGGGCGCACCACAGACTTTTAGTTTGACAGCCGCCAAGGGTGCAACCGTTACGCTACCCAATGGTGAAGTAGTTACTAAAGCATTCCGTGGATTGGCTGAATCGCAAGCTGAGCGGTTTAGCAGCGTTGTACGTCAAGGTTTATTAACGGGCGAACCTACGGCAGACATTGCCCGCAGACTTCGTGGCAGCTTGGAGTTTGGTGAAGAAGCCAAAACTGTAAAGCAATTGGCATTGTCAGGCGGTGAGTTAACCAAAATGGCAAATCATCAAGTTGTTAGCGTCGTTCGCACTAGCGTTAATCAAGTGGCAAATGCTGCATCACAGCAGGTCTATGAAGCCAATCCTGACATCACCAAAAAGTACAAATACGTCGCAACGCTAGATAGCCGCACATCAGCTATCTGCCGTGCATTAGATGGTCGTGAGTTTGAATACGGCAAAGGTCCAACACCACCGCAGCATTTCAACTGCTTACCTGGGGACGCGTTCGTAACGACCAGTGGTCGGATTGCGGCGGTTTACCGTAGGCGTTATGAGGGCTTTCTCTATGTCATCAAGACCGCCGATGGTCACGTAGTTAGAGTCACCCCAAATCATCCTGTATTGACACTCACCGGATGGCAGCCTGCTCAAAGCGTCAAGGTGGGTGATCAAGTTTTTAGCTGCTCGATCATTCCAAGCGAACTCATTCATAATCGCCAGAAATGCGATGCTGTAGCCACTGCTGAGGATATATTTTGTGCGTTCGGGAAATCGAGCGCGGTGAGCACCGTGGAAGTGCCAACCACCGCCCCAGACTTCCACGGCGATGCTTGGAGTGGTGGTCCAAGCGTCGATCTTGCACAGCAAGTCGCAGTTGTACTTGCCGATCGGGAATTGTTGATCACAGTCAATCCCGGCTTGCTCAAGGCATTGCTTGACCTTGGCCTCCAAAGGCCCGACTTTGCGACAACGGCTAGCAGCCATTTTGAGCTGAGCAGCCTCGCTGTTGGGGCGACCGCGCTTAGCGGCGTGGGCAGCAGCGGCAAGGGCTTTGCGTTCAGCGAAAGTAGCGCGACTCATGCGAGCGAACTGCTGCTCGCTTCGGTTCCTGAGCTTACGCCCAGATTCCAAAATAATACGCTCTATGGGACGTGGCGAGATGTTGAATTGCTTGGCAATTCCGTGAATACCGATGCCGTCGTCGTAAGCGGCAATAATCAAGTCAATGTCGCTTGGGTTGGGCGGGAACCATTTAGCGGGCATGTCTACAACTTTGAAACAGAAAACGGCACCTACTGGGCCAACGACATTCTAACCCATAACTGCCGTTCAACAACAGTTCCAGTCATTGATTATGAAGGCTTAGGCTTTGAGCCACCGCGTCCTGGCAAACGTGCTGCCAAAGGTGGCATGGTAAATTCCGACACAAACTACGGTCAGTGGCTGCTAGACCAAGGCACAGCACGACAGCAAGAAGTACTAGGCAGTAAAGCACCATACTTCAGGATGTTGGCACGCAAGCATGGTGCCCGTGATGCAATGGCAAAACTCGTCCGTGACGATGGATCTGAAGTAACATTGAAACAGCTACGGAGACGGTACGGTGCCACTCAAGAAAGGTAGCTCTCAGCCGACAATTTCCCAAAACATCCGCAAGCTAATCAAGGAAGGTTATAGCCCACAACAGGCTGCAGCCATTGCCTACTCTCAAGCTGGTAAAACCCGTAAGCGCAAGCCGACACGCAAGCGTGGTTAGGCTGTAATCACTGGTAATGCCGTCATGCCTAAGTACACCGGACCCAAGAAGCCACAAAAGCCGATGGGTAAAAAAGGAGGCAAGAAGAAATGAAACGCGGTGATCGGGTAAGTTGGACCTATCAAGGTAAACGCACCTATGGTGTCGTGACCAGTATTGGCGGCAAACGCGCCACGATCAATACTCCAAGCGGCGGCACCGTAACCCGCGTCGGCAGTGATGATGACCCGATCGTGCGGATCAAATCAGAGTCAACCGGTAATGCCGTACTGAAGAAACGTTCTGAAGTAAAGGCAGCACCAAAACGGCGATGAGCATCACGTACCGTGGCGAGACCTTCGCTGGCTATAACAAGCCCAAGCGGACGCCTAACCATCCAAACAAGTCTCATGCGGTACTCGCCAAAGAAGGCGACAAGATCAAGCTGATCCGCTTCGGCCAGCAAGGCGTATCAGGATCACCATCACGAGAAGGTGAATCCAAAGCTGCAGCAGCCAGACGACGAGCATTTAAGGCACGTCACGCAAAAAATATCGCCAAGGGTAAACTATCCGCTGCATTCTGGGCAGATAAGGTAAAGTGGTAGGGCAATCATTCATAATTGCGCTACACAATGTCCGAAGAACAAACTCAGCAAACCGCTGAAGTATCGCAGGATACTGATGCGATGAAACGCAGCATCGAAGCCTTGGAACGCAAAAACAGTGAACTCATCGCTGAGCTTCGCTCTGCTAAATCCAAAGCGTCCAAGGTACCCGATGGTGTCGATATCGAAGAACTGCTTGATTTCAAACGGCAAGCTGAGCAATCCAAGCTCGAAGCCGAAGGAAAATACACCGAAGCACGACAGGCTTTGGAGCAGCAGTTCCGTGAGGCGGCGGCGGACAAGGACCAGCGCATTGCTGACCTTGAAGCCCGAATCAAAGAACTAGAACTAATCAGTCCTGCAGTGTCGGCCTTGGCTGACATCGTTCATGATCCTGACCTTGTACTAAAAACCAAGCTGTCAGCGGACAAAATCGAGCGTGAAGCTGATGGCACCGTCGTTGTCGTTGATGGCTACGAGCGTAAGCCTGTTACCGAATGGGCAAAGGCTACCCTTCCGGCATGGATGCAAAAGCAACCCAAGCCACAAGGCAGTGGTGCACCTGCAGGGCGTGGTACTACCGAAATCCCTGCTGGCATGAAAAATCCATTCCTGCCTGAATCCTTTAATTTGACTGAACAATCACGGCTATTCAAAACTGATCGTGATATGTACGATCGGATGAAAGCAGCGGCAGGGCGCTAACATTTAATTGTTCGCTCGTGATGGCTGCGCCGCATTGAGCATCGGGCTGCGCCCAACCCGTAAACCATTCTTTGAGGATTAGTCATGGCGACCCTTCGCTCTGACATCATCATCCCTGAGGTATTTACTCCTTACGTCATTGAGCAAACCACTCAGCGTGATGCCTTCTTGGCTTCCGGTGTGGTGCAGCCTATGACTGAGCTGAATGCTACTGAGGGTGGTGATTTCATCAACGTCCCTTTCTGGAAAGCTAACCTGTCCGGTGATTTTGAAGTGCTGTCTGACAGCTCTTCTCTGACTCCTGGCAAAATCACTGCTGATAAGCAGGTTGCTGCAATCCTTCACCGTGGTCGTGCCTTTGAGGCTCGTGACCTTGCGGCTCTTGCTGCTGGTTCCGACCCTATGGCTGCGATCGGTGCCAAGGTTGCCGATTATGTCGCCAACCAGCGCCAGAAGGATCTGCTGTCCTGCCTTGGCGGTGTGTTCGGTTCGCTGAACGCTAACACCAGCAGCTCTGCTTTCTTCGATCTTTGCATCGATTCCGAAAACGGTGACACTCCTACTGCACTGTCCCCACGTCACGTTGCTGAAGCCCGCGCCATCCTTGGCGATCAGGGTGACAAGCTGACTGCTGTGGCCATGCACTCCAAGGTCTATTACGACCTGGTTGAGCGTCGTGCCATTGATTATGTCAGCACTGCTGATGCTCGCGGCACTTCTACCACCCAATCTGGTGGCACGATGGTTGCTGCTTATGGCGGTGAAGTTAGCGTGCCCACCTACATGGGTCTGCGCGTAATCGTTTCCGATGACGTTAATGTCACCGGCTCCGGTGCTTCCACTGAGTACGCCACCTACTTCTTCACTCAAGGCGCTGTTGCCAGCGGTGAGCAGATGGCAATGCAGACCGAAACCGACCGTGACATCCTCGCTAAGAGTGATGCTATGTCAATCGACCTGCACTACGTCTACCATCCCGTCGGCGCTAAATGGGCTGTGTCTACCACTAACCCAACTCGCGCTGAGCTTGAAACTGTGGCCAACTGGTCCAAAGTTTATGAGCTGAAGAACATCGGCATCGTGCGTGCCACCAACGTCTCCAACTTCGACTGAGGTAACTAACGATGGCTTCGATTTTTGAACTGGGTGATATCCCTGGCGGCCTTCTGCCAGGGCAAATGGGTTTGGCGGCTCCTACCGCTACTGCAACCCTGAGTGCAGCTAACAGCTACAACACCATCATCCGTGGTGTTCCTACTGCTGCTGCCACCTATACCACCGCTACTGCTGCTGCAATTGTGGCCGCTATCGGCGGTGATTGCGCTGTGGGTACCACCTTCATGGTGGTTGTTCTGAACGCATCGGCTGGTGCCAATACCATCACCATTGCTGGTGGTAGTGGCGTCACCGTTAGCGGTGTCGCAACTGTGGTCCAAAACGCTTCTAAGGTTTTCCTTGGTCGCGTTACCGCTGTCGCTAGTGGTTCTGAGGCGATCACCCTGTACGGTCTCGGCAGCACTGCTGCTGCTGTCGCTTGATGGGTTTGTTCGCATTTAGGCGACTTCGTGAACGTGAGGCTGCTGCTACGGCAGTGGCCTCTCTTCCTTTAGAAACGCCGCAACCTAAACCTTCTAAGGCCAAGACCAATGGCAATCACAATCGTCGCAACAGCGGGAGCAGCCGACGCAAACTCGTATCTGACGCTGAGTGACGCGCAAGACATTATTGATGGCTTGGTCGAAAATGATGATGTAGTGGCATGGGCTACAGCTACTACGGATCAAAAGAATCGTGCGCTTTACACCGCAACGCAACGACTGGATCGTGAACGGTATCTAGGTGCTAGAGCTACCGATACTCAGGCTTTACAGTGGCCGCGTACTGGTGTACGGAAACCTGATACCTACATCAACACTTATGCGGTTGGGTTTCCGTTCCGCATCACCACTGACTATTTTACCGATACCGAGATCCCGCAACAGATCAAAGAAGCACAGGCAACGCTAGCCGTTTACCTGAACAACAACAAAGACGGCATTGGGCTGTCTGGTCTAGAGGATTACAAGAACGTCAAGATCGGCAGCATCGACGTGACACCAAACCAATATGGTGCTACTGGTGCTGACCGCATCCCGCCAATGGTTGAACGGTACCTGACAGGTCTTAGAATAAGTGGACCAGGTAACATCGCTATCAAACGGAGCTGATCATGTCTAAAGGATTTGGCCAGTCTGCAGAAACTGACTACACGCTAGGCGCTGAGGTCATTACTGATACTG